AAGTTTATACAAAGTCTAGTAGGTCATAATACCTATATATCAAAACATTATGAAACACAATTACAAACATTAGATGAATTAAGTAAACAGCGTTTACTATTTGGCAACTGGGAATATGATGCTACTAAAGATAGTTTAATAGATTATAATTCTATTATATCGTTATTTGAAACAAAAGGCATAGATGGTAATAAATACATAAGCTGTGATGTAGCACGATTTGGAAGCGATAGAACGGTTATTATGCTATGGCAAGGGTTACACCTTAGATATATAAGAACTATGCTTAAATCGGCTGTAAATGATGTTGTAGATGAGATTAAGAAATTACAACAAGAAAACCAAGTACCATTACGCAACATTATTGTAGATTCTGATGGTGTTGGTGGGGGTGTAACAGACTATCTAAGATGTCAATCATTTCAGGCTAACACAAGACCTATAAAAGCAGAAAACTATCAAAACTTAAAAACACAATGTTACTATAAACTAGCAGACCTTATAAACAAAGGACAAATAGGTATAAGCTGTACAGATGTAAATATAAAAAACTACATTATAGAAGAGCTAGAGCAGGTAAGAATGAAGGATGCTGACAAAGACAATAAGCTACAAATACTACCAAAAGATACAGTAAAAGCTATAATAGGCAGATCACCTGACTATGCAGATGCGTTAGCAATGCGTATGTATTACGAAGTGGATAGTAACTATGGAAAGTATTTTGTATATTAAAAAAAAGGGGTGGCATAACCAACCCCCTCTCCACACAGCAAAATGAAAACTTTTGCAAGTATAAGAATTTTAAACTAAATATGAACTTTTTCTATTATATATTATGGAGGTAAAAATCAAGAAAAAAGGAAAGACTAAAAAGTATAGAGTAATTGAAAGTTGGAAAGAAGTAACACTAGAAAAGTGGATTAAATTAACAGAATTAGAAGGACTGACACAAGCACAAGAAACTAAGGCGTTAATTAATACACTATCTGATATACCAGAAAAATTGATAAGTAAATTATCATTACCAGATATAACAGTTATACTTTCTAGGATTGCTCAAATACAACAGGAAAAAAATAATGAGCTTGTAAAAGTAATAGAAGTAGATGGTAAAGAGTATGGGTTTCATCCAAGCCTTTCAGATATAACGCTTGGTGAATATGCAGACTTAGAGCATTTTATAAAGCAAGGAGTACAAGACAATTTACCAGAAATAATGGCTATATTATATAGACCAATAGTAGAAAAAGAAGGTGATGCATATATAATAGAAGCGTATGATGGTAAGATAGATGTAAGGGCAGAAAAGTTTAAAAAGATGAGTGCAGAACAAGTAGAAAGTAGTCTGGTTTTTTTTTGGATTTTCGTAAACGAGTGGTCGAAGATTACCAAATTATATTTACTGGATCAGAAAGAGGAAATGACCAGCAAAATGTTGGAGAAGGTTTCGCTGAAAAGTGGGGATTTTTTGGTATAATGTACAGGCTCACAGGATCCGATATAACAAAGTTAGATAAAATAACTAAACTTAATCTGTTAGAAGCGTTTACATGGTTAAGTTATGAAACAGATTTAGCACAAAATAAAAGCGTACAAATAAATGGCAATAAATAACAAGACATACAACAACTTAGTAGATACTTTTAAAAAGCTAGGTGAATATCATAAGCAAATAAGCACTACAACTGTGGGTGATATATTTGACATAGACCTAGAAAAGAATACTAAATACCCTTTGATGCATATAAATCCAGTAAATGTTACTACTGGTCGTGTAGGTCTTACATATAACTTTCAAATATTTGTAATGGACTTAGTTGATCCTGGCAAAGAAAATGAACAAGATGTATATAATGATGTATTGCAAACTTGCATAGACATTATATCTATATTTAGAAATAGTAAGTGGCAATCACAATTAGCACTAGACATAGATGCACCTGTATATTTTACAGAAGGAGATTATACTTTAGAACCATTCACAGAAAGGTTTGACCAATCAGTTACTGGCTGGGTATTTCAAATAGGCATACTGGTAGATAACGACTTCCAAACTTGTAATATACCAATGACAGACACTTATATAGGACAATGATAAAATTTAGAATAGGAAAATTAACAATACAACTAATACCACCAAGAATTACTTATGGACTATAACGAATTATTAGAAAAATTAGAAGCAATAAGTAGAAAGTTTGAAACTTATAACGACTATCCTGAAAGTGCAAGTAATAATGCTTGTAAGGTTTTAAAATGGATAGATGAACATGGTAGAGATGAAGTAAAAGGAATGACAAGGGTAGGAATCACAAGAGCCAACCAGCTTTGCTCAAAATTTAATATTTCGAGGGACACGATTGCTCGTATGGCATCATTTAAAAGACATGAAAAAAATGCAAAAATTGATCCAAAATTTAAAGCGACACCATGGAAAGATAAAGGATATGTAGCATGGCTGGGTTGGGGTGGTACAAGTGGCATTAACTGGGCTATACGAAAACTAAAACAAATAGATAAAAAATAATATCATGCAAAAAAAATATAAAATAAAAGATTTATCAATTGTCAGACATAAAGAAGAAGACAAAGAAAGAATTACAGGTACATTAACACTACTAAAAAAATGGTCTAAAAATAACATAGAGTGGTGTATTGTTACAACTACAGATGGCTATGAATACAAAATAAAGTCAGATAATTTAGATGTAATAAAAAAAGAAAAAAAAGAAAAAAAGAAATAATTAAAATAAATAAAAATGGCAGATTTAACAACAACCCTAACAGAATCAGTAACGCTTAATGGAGCTATTAGAGGTACAACAAACACAATAACAACTACAGGTATTGTAGATGTATATGAAAGAATACTAACTTGCACACATAGTCAGACTACTACAATAGCAACATTTGCATCAACACCACACGCTAGTGCTGGTGCTTTAGATGTAGAAAACGCTAAGTATATTAGAATAACTAATTTAAGTACAGATCAAGAAATAAAGTTAGCTATAGTAACTACCAATACTAATTATCAAGTAACTTTAAGAGCTGGTGCATCACACATATTATTTCAAGGAGAAAATATTGCAATAGGCGAAACTGATACAAGTCCAGCTTATGGTACTTTAGAAGATGTTACAAGTGTACAAGCTAGACCATCAGCAACAACTGATGTGCAAGTAGAAATGTTTGTAGCTCTTGTATAATGAACACTAAAAACATAGAAAAGTATCTTAATAGCTTTGGTAAATATGTAGTAAAACAAGCCAGAACTAATTTAACTAAGGCTAAGAAAAATGTCAATAAAGATTTATATAATTCTATAAAATTTGAATTAGATGTAAATGATAATGGCTTTTCCTTAGATTTTTATATGTTAAATTATGGAACTTTTGTAGATAAAGGAGTTTCAGGAAACAAAAAGATACAAAACTATGTAACGTGGGATGGTAGAAATATAGAAAGTCCTTTTAAATATACAACAAAGCAACCACCATTAGGAATACTAGAAAAATGGATAAGAGCAAGAGGACTTAAAGGTAGAGTAGACAAAGAATGGAAAAGTGCAGGAAATAAAGGTGGACAATTTATTAGCAATAAATCTTTTGCTTTTTTAATTGGAAGAAAAATAAAAATAGATGGTATAAAAGGTATTAGCTTTTTTCAAAAACCACTAGGATTAGGCATGAAAAGATTTCCAAAAGAAATGCTAGAAATGATAAAAGAAGACATATACACAACAATGGAAAAAGACATTAAAGATATTAAAGTAACAATTACATCATGAGTACAATTATAGAACAACAACCATTCCAATTTGGAAAAGATAGAGTAGCGATACCAGTAGGACAAAATGTAGTTTTTACTGTATCTAATAACACTATAGTAGCTAATAAATTCAATACAAAATTTATTGCAAGACTAAGAGTGTTAGAGTTTGCTATAAATCCTAGTAGCACAAGTCAAATAGTCGCTATCACTAAAGTAAATCCTAATGGAGAAGGAGTGGCTATATTTGATTTTAGTACAATATTAGAAAATTATGTAAGTCCAGATTATAATGGTACAACTTATGGTGAAGCAAGTACATATAAGGGCGTAGATTATAGCGAAAACACACCACACCCTGTACACTTAATAGATCAATATTCTACAAATAATAATGCTGTAAAACATTTCCAAGTAACATTTAGTTTAGAATATTCAGATACTGCAATCGGAGCAGTAACAGAAGACACTACTACACAAGAAAATAGTGTAGAATTTACTATATTTAATGGAATGTTACACCCTACTGATGTGCTAACGCTAGACAATTTTAATTATGGATTCGATATAGATACTGCCAATCTATATATGAATAATACAGACAGTAAATTTTTAAGCAATGCACCAACTACACAGTACGCAAGTCTTACAGATTATGGTACAATGCCTTTTCTAAATTTCTTTCCACAAATAGGTACAGGATCAGCTACACTAAATAAAGTAAACCGTATAACTATAAAGCTATATAACAGCGCTGGTGTACAGCTAGGATCAGATATAAATGTAAATCAGAACTGGACAAATGGAGGTCAAACAACAAACAGCAGTAGAAGTAATAGAAACTTAATGTACTTTGGAGCATTCCCTGCTAACTTTGATGGAGGATATATAGTAAAACCTAGTACATATGCAGACTGGAATACACATAAAGCAAATGTAAGTTACTATACGTTACAAGCTAAAGATGATAGTGGCGCTCTTATTAGCCAATTATATACTATAAATATTAGGTGTACTAATTTAAAACAATTTGTACCTGTTAGATTATGCTGGTTAAATCAATGGGGTGTTTGGGATTATTATACTTTTGATATGAAGTCTGTAAGGTCTGTAGGCACTAATAGAGTATCATATAATCAAACGCATGGCGACTGGAATAGTAATGTATTCTTAACAGAAGGTTACAAAGGAGGTAAAAAGAATTTTAGAGTAAACAATACAGAAAGAATTAGAATAAATACAGATTATATAACTGAATCAGAAGCTGAATGGTTAGAAGAATTAAACAATAGTTTAGAAGTGTATATAGTCAAAGGCTTTCAGTCAGATACATCGGCAACTGTTACTAATAGATATATAGAACCAGTTACAATTACAGACAGTAACTATGTTATAAAAACAGTAGCAAATGATAAGCTAATACAATACACTTTTAATATAGAAAAATCTAAATTAAGAAGAACACATAAAGCATGAGTGTACAACTAATATTATATCCACAGAACTACCAAGGGCAGTATTCTTCAATAGCAACTGCTAATATATTAGAGTATGTAGCTGATTCTAACTTTTCAGCTGGTATAGATACAGTTTCTACTACTACTGCATCTGATCCTCTAGCAGACAGACTTACAAACGCACCATCTACAATAGGTTTGTGGCGTGGGTATCATACAAATGGTAGTCCATGGACAACAGCAGATGCTCCTACAAGCAGTTTAAACGCATTAGTGTTAGATTCAGGAACTGGTGGCGATTCATATAGTGGAGTTTATCAGACTTTATGTAATTTAATCGCTGGTAATCAATATGACCTAACTATTACACATTCAGCAGTAGCTGGTGGCTTTATATTAATAGGTACAGATAACTTTTTAGATGCTAATGGTAATACACCTATTATAGCACCAGGAAACAATCCTACAACTTCTAATGTAACACAGACAACACTAACATTTGAAGCTACTGGATCAACACAAATATTAGGTATATCATATATTAATGATGATGGAACTAGACTTACCATAAGCGAAGTAAGTATAAAAGACCATACTATACAAATTAATAATGGAGTATTTACAGAGTTAAGAGATGGACAAGTAATTGTAGATTTATATGAAGATGAAGATATACCACTAAGTCTTAGTATTGATGATTTTACTAAGTTTGATGAAAAAATACAAAGCTATTCTAAGTCATTTGACTTACCAGCTACTAAACGTAACAATAAAATATTTAGTAATATATTTGATGTTACAAGAACCTATTCTGGAATTAGTTTTAATCCTTATTCACAAACAAAGGCTATATTAAAGCAAGATTCTTTTACAATATTTGATGGATATTTACAATTAACAGACATACTTACAAAAGACAATCAAACAAGCTATAGTGTAAATTTATACTGTAAGACTATTAGTTTGATGGATGAAATAAAAGAAAGAACAATAGGCGACTTAACTGCTTTAGAAGAATTAGAGCATAGCTATAAAAGATCAAATATACAGGATTCATGGGGTTCTACTGGTTTGCTATTAACTAATGCATTGCCATCAGGATCATTTGCTGGTACAGCTGGAGCTACAAGAACGCAAGTGTTAAAATATCCATTTTGTAACTGGGTAGGAAACATCAGAAAAGCAACTACTGCTAGTGCTGGTACAGGAGGTTTTCCACAATTAGAAAAATTAGAAGATGCGTTTAGACCTTGGATAAATGTAAGGTATTTATTAGACAATATATTTGCTGATTCTTCATATACTTTTACATCTACATTATTTGATGATACCGACTTTAAAAAGCTCTACATGGATTTTAGCTGGGGTGCTGGTACAATGCCAGGTATTATAGCTAATTCAGAATTTTCTTCAGCATGGCATAGAACAGATTGTGGTGGCTCTAATTTTGCTATAGCGACATATACTAAATTAAGACAGTGCCAATCAGCATTAGCAAGTGGAGGATGGACTACTCCTGATAACTATGATGGTAGCACCTATATTATAACAGCAACAACAGATGTAGAAATATATGAAATAGACTACCATTTTTCTTTTAAAAATTCTAACGCATCAGTATTAGCTGATTTACATGCTAGATGGAGGGTAGAAAGAGCAGATGGATCATTTGAATCTTATGAACAAATGATTAAAAATGATTTTCAGGCTACAGGAGCAACTGATCCAAGATACTATGACTGGATTGGAAGTTTTGAAGTAATATTAAATACAGGAGATCAATTATGGGCAGAATTTAAAAATACTAAATTTTCAGGAGGTATTGCAACAACGCAACAATGGGATGCATCATGGCAAGATTTAGCTACTGCTGTAAGAACTAATTGGACAGTAACCACACAAACAACACTAAAAGGAGGGTTACTAACTACACAAAGAGGTGAAATATCACAAGCTGATTTTCTAAAAGGTATTATGAAAATGTTTAATGCAGTAGCCTTAGAAGATCCTGAAAATTCTAATAATGTTATTATAGAAACATATAACGATATATTCATTAATAACCCAGATGCAACCACAAGATACTGGACTGATAAAGTAGATAATACAGAAATTAAGTTACAACCTCTAACAGACTTAAAAAAAGAGTTGGTAGTAAAATATGAATATGATGACAATGACTATTCTAGTGTATTATATAGAAATATAGTTACAAAAGAATATGGTGGTGCATATAGGATTAATTACGAAACTAATGCATTAATGGACACAGAAGAAGTAATAGCAAGTCCTTTTGCATCTACTGTAGTAAAACCAATACATGATACTTTGGCAGAATTTGTTATACCTAATGTTTACTCAGGAAATCAACATACTAATGTATTTGAGCCATACGACAGTATGCCTAGAATCTTATATGATGTAGGAGAAAGAACAATGAATACTACTACTTATTATATACCAGCACAAAATGGTGAATCAGCTACACAGACAGGCACATACGGTTTATTTTCACACACAAAAGATGTACCGAGTGCTGTATCTACAGTAGATTATAATTTTGAAACATTACAGACTATAGGATTAGGCGCACCATCTATTAATAATTTATTCAACACATACTGGCAGACATATTACTCTACATTATATAATCCTGATACAAAAAAAGTAATTCTAAAAATGAATCTAACACCAGCAGACATTAATACTTTTAGATTCTTTGATATTGTAATGATTAGAAATAGACACTATAGGTGTAATAAAATAGACTACAAACCTAATTCATTAGCAACTGTTGAACTAATACTAATACCATAATGGACTATATAAAAGGATATGAAATAAAACCATACGAGATAACACCATTAGGCGAAGTCTTATTTACTGATGATACTACAAATTATTTAAGAGCAAATCAGCAGACTTGTGAAGCGTATGGATATAAATTTAATAAGGCTACAGGAACTTGTCAGGCATTTAATTTTAACTATAATTTACTAAAACAGTTTAGAAATTCTACTAATATAGATTCAGGAGGTCGAACTGGTAGAGAAACTGAAAATACTATATTAAATGGTGAAAGTAATTTAGCATTAGGTAACAATACTAATTGCTTTATAAGTGGCGAATCTCATACTATGGGTAATGCTTTAGATAACACATCTATAATAGGTGGTAAAATGGGTAAGGCATTAAGACAAGGAGAAGTGTTAATAGGTGGTGGAGGTTTTAACTCTACACAAGGACTTTTACAACAGTCTTTTGTACAAGTAAGTGGTAAAACTACAAACGCAAATGACACCTTATTAACAACACAAGGTGATGAAGAAAACAGTATAGTATTGCAAAAAAATTCAATAACAGCATTTGAAGTATTTGTTACAGCATTAGTAACAGGTGGTTCTTCAGGTACTGCTGGACACTATAAAACAATAAAAATAACAGGTAGCGTGTTAAACAACAATTCTGATGTAGAAACACTTACACAAAGTCAAACAACTATAGCAAGTAATGGTACTACTGGTACAGCAGTTATGGATGTAGGAGGTACAGGACTATTAAGGGTTCTAGTAAATGGAACGACTAATGTAAATATATCTTGGTCGGCTAGTGTAAATCTATATGAGAATGCAACAAACGCAGTAACATTTTAATATATAAATATGGCAGAAAAAATAACATTAGAAGCAGAGATTAAATCCAACATAAAACAGTTAAACGCAGAAACTGCACTTGCAATTAATAATTTTGGTGCTTTTGGAATTACTGTTGGTGTAGTAAAAGAAAAGTTTATAGAATTAGGTAAAATAGCAGGTAATATTCTAAAAATGATAGTCTTTCAAACAAAATTAGCTGGATTAGGATTTAGAAGAATGTTTAGTGGTCAAATAATAAAAGGTGCTAAAAATTTATTTAGTGTAATTAAAGCTGGAGCTATTGCTACAGGTATCGGTGCTTTATTAATTGCTTTTACATCACTTATTACATTTCTTACAAGAACAGAAAAAGGAGCAGAAAAGTTTAGAATAGCTATGGCTGGAGTAGGTGCTGTAGTAGATGTAGTCTTTGATAGAATGGCTAAAATAGGTAAAGCTATACTGACTTTTATTAATGTAGGTACTAAAGAAGGCTTAAGAGAATTAAAAGAAGCGTTTTCAGGTATTGGTACAGAATTAGTAGAAGATGTAAAGCTAATTACTGAACTACAAAGAAGAACCGAAGCATTAAGAGATAGTGAAAGGGATTTATCTGTAGAAACTGCACAAAGAAGGGCAGAGATAGAAAAGCTAAAATTAATAGCAGAAGATGTTACTAATACAGAACAAGAAAGACTAGAATCAGCACAAAAAGCTTTTGACATAGAACAGGAGTTACTAAACAAAAGAGTAGAGAATGCAGAAGAAGCTGTAAGAATAGCTAAACAAAGAGCAGGAGCATCAGAAAGTGAAGAATCAGACTTAGATAATATAAGAGATAAAGAAGTAGAGTTAGCGAATATACAAGCAGAAAGTGCTACAAAGTCTATTGAGCTTAACAATAAAATAAACGCTATTAAAAAAGAGCAAATAGCTAAAAATAAAGAACTTGCAAAACAAGCACAAGCTGAAAGAGATATAATTAGAGATATTAATAGAGAAATTAACCAATTTCAACTACAAGAGTTAATGAAACTAAGACAAGCTGAAATTGATGCAAATGAAGATAGGAAAAAAGACATAAAAGAAAATATAAAAGATAACGAAAGAAGAGCAGAAGCACTAGAAGCTAATCACACAAAATTTACAAACAATTTGCAACAGATAGATGTAGATTATTTTGATTCATTAGGACAAGAATATACTGACTTTTTTGATTTTGAAGAACAACTAAACAATGAAGCATTACTAAGAGCTACTAATAATGCAGAAGCAAGAAGAAAAGAAGAGTTTGAACAATTAAAACAAGGGTTACAAGATGAATTAGATCAAATGGTTTTATATGGTAATGATAGAGAAAGGCTACAAGGAAAATTAGATGACAAATTACATGCAATGCAAGAAGACTTTAACACAAGAAACAAACAACTACAACAAGCAAATGTAGCAAATACAGTAGGTGCATTAGGTAATTTAGCTAGTGCAATGTCTTCCTTAGCTGGTGATAATAAAGAATTAGCTATTGCAGGTGCAATTATGGACACTTACGCTGGAGCAAATAAAGCATTAGCACAAGGTGGTATGGTACAAGGTATTATAGGTGCTACTGCTGTTGTTCTTGCTGGTCTTGCAAATGTTAAAAAAATAATGCAAACAGATGTGCCAGGAAGAACATCAGCTGGATCAGTATCTATAGATGCTAGTACACCAGCACCAGAATTTTTTAGTGGTGGATTTGATCTACAAGGAGCAGTAACACCAGAACAACAACCACTACAAGCGTTTGTATTAACTGATGAAATGACTAATAGCCAAAACCAATTAGCTAATATTAGGCGTAGAGCAACAATATAAAAACAAAATAAATATTAATTAAATCTATATAATAATATGCCATGTACTAAATGTAAAGATGAAAACTATAAGTGGGGTAAAACAGGAAGCTGTAAATATGCCACTAAAGAAGAATGCGAAAGAGCTAATCCTAAAAAATATAATAAAATGAATCCAACACCACTAGGAAAAAAGTCGTATGAAGAATACGCAAAAGAATTAAAAGAAATGAATCTAAGTGAAGTAGAAAGAGTAGAATTATCATCAGTAGAAGAATTAAAAAAACAAATAAAAGGCATGAAAAGTGCTTTAGATTACGTTGATAAAAGAATAGTTGAAGGAGATAAATACATTAAAGAATTAATAAAATATAGAAATTTCTCATTAAATGTTTATTCTAAATTAATAAAGTTAAAGCCTAAAATGCAAGAAGTAGCACAAGATAAATTAGATAAATTTGAAAAATTAGCAAAAGACTTAGGTCTATCTATTGACAGAGTGCCAGAAGTCAGAGAAATAAAAGAATTAATATCTGAAACTAAAAAGCAAATGAAAGAAACAAAAGATTTAATAAAAAGATTTGAACAACAAGGATTAAAATAATAATATGAAAAATACAAAAATAGTAGAACTTGTAATAGAAGAAAATAACGAAGCGTTAGCAATAGATGCTATTAGCTTAGTATCAGCTCCAGCTATAGAACAAGACTTTGTATATTTTGGAAAAGAAAAGCATAACTTAACATTCGCAAAAGTAGATGAAGAAAAAAGAATGCTAGTTAGTCCAGCTCTTATTCCTAATAAACAAATATTTAGATATGATCCTAATACTGATTCTGAATACTATGTTTACTTTAGTCCAGATACAGTACGTAAGGCTAGTGAACTATACTTAAAACATAATAACCACCACAAAGCTACATACGAACACCAAGACCGAGTATCTGGCGTATTAACAACTGAATCCTGGATAATAGAAGACCCTAAAAATGACAAGTCTACACTATATGGTTATGACTTACCTAAGGGTACATGGATGGTTAAAATGCGTATAGACAATGATGATTTATGGCAAAAGATAAAAGCTGGAGAATTAAAAGGTCTATCAATAGAAGGCTACTTTGTGGATAAAATGCAAAACATGAGTAAAGAAGAATTTACAATAGAAGAAATAAGAACTGCACTTAAAGAAATAATAAGTCCAAAACTTAGTAAAGCTAAGGAAATAGAATTAAAAGCAAGGGCAAAGATTGATTCTTATGCACAAGATGCTGAAAAGTTATATTGGAATATTAAAGAAAGGGCAGAAAAAGAATTATCAGGAACTTTTCAAATGATAGAAAAAGATTCAAAAAAAGTTAAAAAAATATTAGAAGAAGTACAAGATGATTATTCTGATTTTCTAAAAAGTTTAAAAGCAATAGGTATAAAACCTAGTGAAATTAAACAACCTAGACAGTTTGAATTAGCAATAAAAGAAACATCTGATTGGTATGAAAAATTAGAAAAATTATCTACAAAAATTAAAAAGATAAATATTTAAGACAATAAATATGAAAAAGAAACCAACAAACGAAGAAATACTAACTGCTCTAAATGAAATAATAAGAGATTCTCAAAAACCTAAAAAGGTAGAGTTAAGTTTAGTTAAAGATATTGAAAAAATATATGGTAAACTAATTAAAGATAGGTCAAAAATTACTACAAATGATGCTATTGAATCTATAAGGTCATTAAAATTAGAAGTTGTTAAAATTAAACAAGATAGTGCAACAGGTTTAAAAAAAATTGCAGAATTTAAAACAGCAATTAAAGAAATAGGTATTAAATTTCCTGATAGAATGAAAGGTTTAGAAAAACAATTTCAGGAAACTTTAAAAGAAATGGAATCAAAACAAAAAAATTTAGACAAAGCAATGAAAATTTTATGATATTAAAGTAAAAACAAAACAAATAATTAACTATTCTATTATATTAAAAAAGAACACACTATGGATTTAAAAGAAAAAATACTAATTGCACTTGGTCTTGATAAGGAAGAAGAAATCAAACTAGGATGGCAAGCAAAGTCAGAAGATGGTACTATATTCGTATCAACTGCTGAAGAATTAGAACAAGGTGTAGATGTTTCTGTATTAACAGAAGATGGAACTACTATACCATTACCTATTGGAACTTACAAAACAGACACAGGCGTTAGCTTTAGAGTAGAAGAAGAAGGCGTAGTCGGTGAAGTTATGGAATCAGAAACAGAAGAAGAAGATACTGATGAAGATATGAGAAAAGAAGAAGAAGAATACAGCGAAATGGCAGAAGCAGTTGAGTTTAAGTTTCCTGAATCAGATGCAGAAAAGGCTGATTGGGCTAAGTCTTACGAAGAAATGAAAGACAAAGTAGATAACTTAATGGATGCTGTAGCTGATATTAAATCTAGATTAGGTGAAGGTGATACAGAAGAGGTAGAAATGACTGAAGAAACGGTAGAAGAAACACCATCTGACAGTCCTAAGACAGTTACTACTAAGACTACAGAAGTAGTTGAATTTTCAGTAGAAGAATTAAAAGCTGAAAACAAAAAGTTAAAAGAAGAGTTAGCTAAAACACCAGCAGAAGCTCCAATTAACACTAACAAGTTTAGTGCAGAAAGACCTGTACTAAGCAGAAAACAATACAATAAACTTTCTAAGCAAGAAAGATTTTTATATAACTTAAACAAATAATAACTTAAAACAATTTTAAAATGGCGTTTACTACAACTTCAAATTACGCAGGAAAATCGGCAGGATTCTACATTTCTGCTAGTTTAAAAGAAGCGAAGTCGTTAGAGTACTTAACTATGATGGAAAACATTAAGTATAAATCTAACATACAAAGAATGGCTGGATCAGGTGTAGTTGCTGATGCTACTTGTGATTTCACAGATGCAGGTACTTTAGCACTTACTGAAAAAGTATTAGAACCAAAAAACTTGCAAATTAACCTTGATCTATGTAAGAAAACTTTATTAGATTCTTGGGAAGCTATGCAAATGAGAGCAGGTGCAGGCGCACCACCACCAGCATCTTTTGATGACTATGTAATATCTTACATGGGTGAGATTATAGCACAAGCAACAGAAGAAAGCATCTGGGAAGGAACTGCAGTAGCAGGGAAATTCAATGGATTCTTAGGAGCAGTTACAGGTTACTTATTACCAGGTGTTGATGGAACTGTAATTCAATCTTCGGCATCAGGAGCTTATACAGCAGGTAATATTATAGCAAACTTACAGACTTTAACATCTGATATGGCTACTAATGTTTCTTCTATATTAGGTAAAGATGATTTACACATATACATGAACAACAAAACTTACGCATTCTACATTTCAGCAGTATCTACATTAGGATATGTTAATGCATATAACATGAATGGCGATTATGAGCCTGTATTTGAGGGTTACAAAATTGCAGTATGTCCAGGAATGGCTGACAATCAGTTAGTAGCAGGACAAAAGAGTAATTTATATTTTGGGACTGATTTGCTTTCGGATCATACTCGTATAGATTTAATCGATATGGCTTTTACAGGTTCTGACAACATGAGATTAGTAGCTAGATATTCAGCTGGTGTTCAAACTGGAGTAGGTGCAGATATTGTAAGACAATCATAAATTAAATAAGTAGTAGGGGTGTAAAAACCTCTACTCTTTTAACCTTTAAAAATTAATAACTATGGCATGTACAGCTTTAACAAAAGGTAGAGGTCTTGATTGTAACAGAATTACAGGAGGGGTAAAAAATGTTTACTTTTCTGTTTATTCTGATTTTGGTGATACTGACTGGTCTTATGATGGATCAAATCCACAAGAAATAGATAGCATAGACTGGAATAGTAAAAGTATATACAAATATGTTATGCCTTTAGGTGTAGCTAGTGTAACTGATACTATCACAGGATCAACTGAAAATGGCACAATATTTTACACACCAACTGTAAATATTATGCTTAACAAACTTACAAAAGAAGACCAAAACCAAATAAAATTATTAGGACAAACTAAAGTTAGAATGTTAGTAGAATTAAATCAAAAATTAGCTAGTGGACATGATGCAATACTATGTTTAGGTTTTGAGAATGGTATGGACTTAAATACTGGATCAGCAGATACTGGTACAGCATTTGGAGATAGAAATGGTTATACTCTTACCTTTACTGGTTTAGAGAGCAGACCAATGGCATTCTTAGAAGACTACACTACTTCTATATTTGATAATTCAGGATTTACTAACAAAGGAACTCCATTTGTAGTTTCTTCGTAAAACTTCTATCACTAATTTTTAGTGTTTTCATATTTTCTTGATTAGGGTGGCTTTATTGCCACCTTTTTCTTTTATAAGCAAATAAATTAGAGGTTTTTCTATTATATAGTATGATACAAGCAGTTTCAGAATCTTCATTTGATGCATACCTAAGTACAGAAGATGTGCGTATAGACACTTCTGTAGGTTCTGACAAGATACGTTATCTTATGAAATTCATTAATGATATGGATAAGTCTATACAATACGCTTACTCTACTATTCATGAAGTTTACGATAGATATACTAAAATGTCATTTACTTACAATACAACACCAGATGTTTATACTGGAGCAACTAAGCTACTACCAGCTGGTTACTACACTTACGAAGTCTATGAAGTATCATGGACTGGTGCTGTAGCTATTAGTTCTGGTAATGCACCTGTAAACGAAAATGATGTATTACCTGTAGCACCTACACATGGTATTGTACAAGGACTAATTACACAGGGTAAACTGTATGTATCAGAAAAAAGTGGAACAGAAGAAGTACGCTACAAACAATATGAGCAACCAACTTCTTCAAATTATATATATTACGGACAATAAAAAATTAAATTATGCCTATAGAAAACAATAACGAACTATTAAGAGAACAGCTAGGAAAACATAGATGTGATGTTATAGGAACTACTGCAATGACAGGAAAAAACTATTACGCTGTACATTTTCCAGTTACATCAGTTATAACCAGTATATCAGCAAATAATGTTACTGGAGCAACTGGTAGTGCAATATCTAACTTACACACGACTATTCCAGCTGGTACAACCATCTTTTTAAATGTTACAGCAATTAACTTAGCAAGTGGCGTTGCTTTATGCTACTATGAAGATATAATATAATGTTAGGACTATTACAAGGATCAACATTAGAAACTAATAGAAAGGACTTCGACACCTTTTCTTTACTGTTTAACGGTACAGATGAAAGTGTAGACCTAGACCCTGTAGCTAACTCTTTAGAAGGTACTGCTGGTAGCATATCTTTGTGGGCGAAGCTATCTACTGTATCAACAACTGGTAATTTATTTAGAGCTAAAGTAGACTCTAACAATTTTTTTAATATACTTTATCATGCATCAGCTAATGAGCTTAGATTTGCTTATAAGGCTGGTGGTACTAATAAAACTGCTGTTACAAGTGATGCTATAGAAGGTGATGGTAAGTGGCATCATATAGTAGCTACATGGAACGCATCAGAAGATGAAATAAAACTGTATTTAGATGGTACGTTAAAAGCTACAACTACAGGCTTAGGAACTTTTAGTGGTACTTTATCAGAAGCTGGCGTAGGTCAAAATTTAACAGATGGTGGATTTTATAAGGGTTATATAAGCAATGTAGCTGTGTTTAATAGAACAATTACAGCAACAGATGTATTATACATACAGAATAGATCAGCAACAGATGATGCTAAATTTTATCCTATGGATATTTCTAATATGGCAAATCTAGTAGGGTACTATAGGTTTGAAGCTGGATCAGGTACTACTGCATTTGATAGTAGTGGTAATGGTAAAAATGGTACATTAGTAAATACACCAACTTGGAACAATACAACACCAACAAAAAATTAATATGAAATATACATTAATATTAACAGAACAAGTAGCAAGTGTAGATTTTAACCAAGTGTTAGAAACTTCTGAAGAAACATTAAGATATAATAATGATAGGAGTTTAGCTTTGCTTAAATTTGAAGGTGATACACCTAGCTTTTTAGAGGGTAAAACAACTTATGACTATGAACAAATCATGGAAATATTAGACAGTCCAGAATGGACACAAGAAGATTAACTATGAAAGACAATATATTATCAATAAATTTAGGAGTAACAACTGCACCATTAGTACAAGAAGTAAGAGGTAAGGACTATATAGAATACGGTACTGATGACTGGAAAAATTTATACCCTCAATTTATTATTGACCTTTACTACAATAGTTCGACTAATGCATCTATAATCAACTCTACAGCTGAAATAATTGCTGGTGAAGACTTAGTTATAGATGATGAAAATGAAGCAGACTTAGACAGAATTGTTAAATTAAAACAATTTATGGCTAGTCCTAATAGTAAAGAAACAATGCACGAGTTAGTAAAAAAGTTAGCATTTGACTTTAAACTACAAGGTGGGTTCGCTATCAACGTGATTTTTTCGCAAGATCGTACTCGAATAAGCGAAATATATCATGTGCCTGTTGAAAAAATAAGAGTAGAAAGACCAGATGAAATGGGTAGAGTAACTGGTTATTATGTTAGTGCAGACTGGTCTAATACAAGAGTAAACAAACCATATAGAGTACCAGCATTTAATACACACGATAGAACAAGTGCTAGTCAAATACTTTATACAGGTCTATATAGTCCTAATATGTCAGCTTACCACACACCAGACTATTTAGCTGGTAATAACTGGTCTTTAATAGATCAAAAGGTAGCTGAGTTTCACTTAAATAATATTAATTCAGGATTTTCTGGATCGTATGTATTCAGCTTTGCAAATGGCGTACCAACTCGTGAAGAGAGAATGGAAATAGAAAACAGTCTAGCATCTAAATTCCAAGGCAGTGAAAACGCTGGAAAATTCATACTTACTTTTAGTGATGACCAAACAAGGACACCACAAATTACACCAATACAACCAAGCGACCTAGACAAGCAATTTCTAGCCTTACAAGAGCTTTTAGTGCAAAACATACTTACAGCTCATAGAGTTACTTCTCCTATGCTTATGGGTATTAAAAACGAAACTGGACTGGGTTCTAATGTTGATGAATTAAACAGCGCTGGAAATTACTACTTGAATACTGTATGTATGCCCTACCAACTGCATATCATTAAAACACTTAGAAAACTGTTTGCAGTTAATAATATGGATATGCCTATTAGCTTTGTACAGTTAAAACCTATTACATTAGAATTTACTAGCGAAGACCTAAAAGGAGTAATGACACAAGATGAAATACGTGAAGAATTAGGCTTAAAACCATTAAACGTAGAGGTTAGAGAGGACTTCGCAAAAGTAGGTAGTATGGTTACTGATGGCGTAGAATTGCCTTTATATGATAGTATAGAAGAAGCAGAAGCAGAAGCTAAAAGAATAGGATGCAAAGGACACCACGAACATAAGCAAGATGGCAAGACTTATTATATGCCTTGTGAAAGTCATGACCAAATAACTAATCTAAGCAAGTGTAATTGTAGTGAAGAATTTATCACACCAAACCCTTGTCAGCCTGGATATGAAGCAATAGGTACAAAAATAAAAGATGGTCGTGAAGTACCTAACTGTGTACCAGTAAAAGCTAAAAAAGAATCATTTAATTTTTCAGAATTAAAAAACTGGATAACAGAAAATGGTGAAGATATACCAGAAGACTGGGAATTAATAGATGAAGAAAATGTAAAAAATGAGCATGAAGACTTTGACTTTGAAGCTGAACTAAACAATATAGCAAATAAAAAAATAGAATTAGCTAGTACAGGTACTGCTAGACCTAATGCAAGAAGTTCACAAGATGGAGTAAATGAAAGTTTTAATGACTACTACAAAGTTAGATATGTTTACTCTAAAGAATATCCAGGTACACCAAGTAGTTCTAGGCAATTTTGCAATATTATGATGGCTAGTGAAAAAGTCTATAGAAAAGAAGACATCTTACAATTAACTAATAAAGTTGTAAATGATTATTACTATAGCGAAAGACAAAAAAGAAATATAGGCTGGGGTGAAAAAGGTGCTTTAACTTATTCTATATGGCTTTATAAGGGAGGGGGGTCATGTTTTCATGCATGGAAAAGACAGATATTCAAAACATCTTTAAGGAATGCTAAGGCTAATATTAATAGTAGTCAAATAATATCAGAAGCTAAAGCAAGGAGTGAAGGATTCACACCAGAAGAAAACAATGAATTAGTAGATAAAGCACCTAAGACAATGATTAATGAAGGATTTTTAGAACCAAGATAACTATGGCACAATACGTATTATTTATATCAGAAGAAAAACTAAAAGACAGTACAGCTGTTAATATGAATGTTGATCCAGCGTTTTTATTACCATTCATAAAACAAGCACAAAAGCTATATATAGAAACTGCATTAGGCACAACGCTTAACGACAAGTTAAAAGACCTTATTATAGCTGGTACGCTTAATAATGCTGGAAACGAAGCGTATGCTACATTAGTAAACACATATATAGGCGATTCTTTACCTAACTATGCTTTATATCATGCTATACCATTTCTTAGATTTAAAGTAGAAAATGGAAACATATATAGCAAGACATCAGAAACTGGTACAGCTTTATCTACAGAAGAAGCACAACACTTACGTAGTGAAGTTATGAATACTGGCGAATACTATAGAGAAAGAATGATAGACTATTTAAAAAATAACATCTCTAGCTTTCCAGAATATAATCAAAATTCAGGTGCAGATGTATCAGCATCTAGTGATAACTACTATGCTGGTATGAACTTAGAAAGACCTATGCAGAAAGGAACTAAATTAACTTTAAGAGATTTTCTAACACCTGACTTAACATAATGAAGAAAAGCTACAGAGTAAAAGAAATAAACAAAACTAAGCTAAAATCCTACTTGGATAAAAAGCCTAAAAAAACAAACAATGAAAGAAATACAAGACAGCGTACAAGTAGGACTAGCTAACGGATCAGCTATTGGCTTATCAATAGTAGAAGCAAATGAAGTATTGACATTTATTTCACTAAGTCTAGCAATAGCATTTACAATATATAAATTTTTCTTATATGAAAAAAAGAAAACTAAATAGCACAAATCCAAAATACAAACCAAATGATAAAGACATTCCTAAATTTCGTAAGGAGTTTGTTCAGGAAGTTAAGGGGGTTAAAATTTACAAACTATACTACATCTAATTTGGAACACCGAATTAATCTTTTATTAATAAGAGATACACATAGCGAAACATCTACAATAGGTAAGTTGTATTTGAATGGTGAAATGATGTGTGATACATTAGAAAACCCCTGGCTAGACAATCAAAGAAACATATCTTGCATACCAGCTGGACAATACAATGTACGGTTAAGATTAGCAAGAGAAAGCGCAACTAGAGATTATTTACATCTCTTAGTGCAAGAAGTACCAAATAGAAGTTATATACTCTTTCACATAGGAAATACAGCAAAAGATACACAGGGTTGCATTCTTGTTGGCTTAAAGCGTGAACAAGACTTTGTTAGTAACTCAAGACTGGCTATGGATTTACTAATGAAAGAAATAATTAACTTGGGAGGTGAAGATATACATTTAATAATTAAAAATAGATAACATGAAAAATTGGATAACAAACGTATTAGTAAACAAGATTTTAAATAGTCGTAAATTCGTTTATGGCTTAACTGGTGTGGTTGTACCCTACCTTATGCAAAAATTTTCTTGGTCGCCAGATGTGGCTGAAACCGTATGGCACACATGTTTAGTATTAATACTTGGACAAGGCGTTGCAGACATCAATAAAAAATAATCGTTTTAGATTAAAACCACAAGAAATTAATGTTATAAAAGATTTACGCAAAAAATCAACTAGGCGTTTGGTCGTGGGTGACGTTCATCTACCATATACGCATAAAAATTATCTAAAATTCGCTAAATCTATTTATGACAAATATTCTTGTAATGCCTTATCCTTCACGGGTGATATTATCGATTCGCATTTTGCGTCTTTTCATCATACATCAACTGAAACAGATGGTAAATATGAATTGACAATGGCGATAGAACAAATAAAAGAATGGTATGAAGTCTTTAATAATGACACTGTGCCTAATGGTATTTCTGTAACGCTTGGCAATCACGATTTAATCGTTTATCGCAAAGCAGAAGATGCTGGTGTAGATAAAAGATGGGTTAGAAAATTAAATGAAGTTCTAGGTGTACCTGACTGGCAGTTTGAAGAAAAATTTGTCCACGATAACGTTCTATATACTCACGGAACAGGTTGTAGTGGTAAAGGAATTATGAAAAGAGTCCAAAATTGGGGTTCTTCTATGATTCAAGGGCATATACACACAGAAGCATTTATTTGCTATACAGCGTCTTTAAAAGACCTTAAATACGGATTTCAAGTGCCTTGTGGCATAGACTATGAATCTTTTGCCTATGGCTATAGTAAGTTTCACACTGCTAAACCTATTTTAGGCGTTGGTGTAGTTTTAGA